TCATACAAATCCCTATGATCTTCTCTGAGTTGAAACCATTCTCTAGATGAAATATTTAGGATTATTTGTTCAGACTCTTCAATATCATGAGCGAATAATTCTAACTGTTGCATAACAGCCTCCAGAAAAATGGGGGCCAAAGCCCCCGATTGATTAACCAAGACTACTGACAACCACTAATGTACCGTCGTCTTCTAAGTTAGCCGTACCGAATCCAGACTGATACTCCCAAGGCAAGACTCCCCATCTGCAACCAATGAATCCTTCTTTTTTGCGGGTTATGTAGAACACGCAACTCCTATACTGAATAGCCAATGCTAACGACATAAGCTTTCCTCTGGTGTATTCATTATAAGAACGGTCCGCTTCATCCCACGGCGCCATCGCCCAATCTAACATCTGACCTGTAGTTAATCTGATGCTATCAGGCCACTCGTCTAACTGGACTTCCCATAACTTTTTATAAGATACGATACTCATAACAGCCTCCGTAAAAATGCTCCCCGCGATGCTCTGCGGGGAGCGGGTTGATTAATCTAAATACTTACTGTTTAGCTTAGTCATCGTGTTAATCAAATACTCGATTTTACGAACATCAGCCTTATATACATCAATCAACTTAAATGACAGTCTAAACTGTTCGTAGAGCCTCTCACCATACTCGATAGTATCCTGATCGGTATCGGTAGAAAGGTGAGTGTGGAATCGAGTCACATAGCCAATCTCTAAAAAATGATGCTTACACTCGTTTTCAATCCGCTCTAGGATTGGCATAAGAACGCCAATGTCTAACTTTTCTACTTCTTTCATAACAGCCTCCATTGATGGATATGAATAGAACCCCATGTCCTATCCATAATGACATTATAGCAGATACTAGGCATAATGTCAATGATTAAGCCCGTTCAGCCCTTGCACGATCACGCACGCTCGCCCCTCTCGCGCGCACAAACACATAACTGGTTTCAAAGGGGCCGAAGCCCCAATGATTAACCCAAGAATCTACGAACCCATGAGGGTTCCTCAAGTCTGTCGCGTTTAATCATGCGACACGCAACAAAGATGGTCCACAAAGCATAACGGCTTGTGCCGTGAAACCATATTGCGTACCAGACGCCATAGTTGTTGATGTTGACCTTAACGTCGAACACGTTGATGTATTGCTTCATAATAGCCTCCTTGATGGGGGGCTTGCGCCCCCCGATTGATTAACCATTGATCCACATAAGACCGAACATTGACGGACTAGCACGGAATGTGTACTTGCGCTCGTCCATCGACTGCACTACAAAATCCCCGTCCCTGTTGGTCTGGGGCACTCTTACAACGACATACGCTTGCGGCATCATGCGCCCGCCCTGCATATGCTCCCAATGCACAACATCGCCAACTTTTACATGGGTGCAATCGTCGGGGTTAACTAACAGCATTGTTTCGGGGAATAAAAATCGCATCTGTTGCATGACAGTCTCCTAAAGGATGGGGGCTGAAGCCCCCGGGTTGGTTAACGGGTAAAGAAATCGTCGTACGCGTCTTTCATAGACACGTGGTAATTACCATGCGATGTCGTGCATGGGTCGTTGCGATACCACTTCCATGTTACGTAGGGCGTGATGTCGTTGATCCACCGAGCCAGAATGACGCGGTCGTTCCATGCAATTACTGTTGCACCATTGTGCAGGACTTGTCCTACTTCCATAACAGCCTCCGTTCGGTTGCACCGAGACGGGTTGTCTCGGCATGGTTATGTTATATAATTTTTTAGAGGATAAATCAAGGTTTCCGACCCCCACCCGTACCCCACCCCACCCGATTCCGTAGATGGGACCCGCGCCCCCCATACCCCTTAATCCACACAAATCCCCCGCAAAATTCGCCATAAAAAACTTAGTACCCCCCGGGGGGTCCAAATTATTGACTTTGTCAAATTACGTAGTCCTAGAAACACACCCCGTTGCTTTTTCTGGAGTCCCGTTTCCTTTATGGGGTACTATTTATGTGGGGGGTAGTGACACGAATTTATTTAATTCTCCTTGGATAGATTCGGTCAATGAACAGCTACCCCCCTTCTTGCAGCTTTTCGGGCTACCTTGTGTAGCCCGTTTTTTTATGTTACAAACCACGCATGTCAATCTATGTCTTAGATATTGATAAGGAAGTTGCTTTGCCGCCAAATGCGGCAGAGGCCATGCCGCCTATGACTCAGCAAGAAGAGTTAGAGGTGCGTGCCCGAACGATCAAGTTGATCTCTGATCTACAGGGCAAAGCCATTGACCCCACCGAGGATGATCGGACACAGGCTCGTGAGTTAGCCAAAAAGATGCTAAACGATAGAGAGAACATCGACTTTAGCAACTACCGAAACGAGACACTTGCCTATCTGGCAGGGATGGTCTCGATGTATGACCAGATGCTAGTCAAAGACCTAGCAGACTATAAACTCTACGTCGTTAATAAGTTGGTGGAGCAGTCTGCCAACCCCGACCCTAAATATGCATTCCCAGCAATCAAATCACTGGGTGAGGTTGACGGTGTTGACGCCTTCAAGAAGCGCTCCGAAGTCACGATTCAGCATAAATCTGTCGAAGAAGTCGAGAAATCTCTGATGGAAAAGCTTGAAAAGCTTGAAAGATTGACTTCAAAAGACAAGAAAATTGAGGTTGTGGACGTAGAGGACGTAGATGTTAAGCCCACAGAGGATTAAATTCCTAAAAGACAACCTGCACCTCCTCTCCAGAGAGGAAAAAGTGGAGGTTTTGGACGAAATAAGCCGCTATGAGGTCGAAAAACTCAAGCAAATAGGGCAAAACGACTTCCTATCCTTCGTCGATCATGTCTATTCGGGCTATAAAGTAGGCCCACACCACAAAAGACTGGCAAAAATCTTTGAAGACATTGCTTCAGGCAAGAAAAAGCGGGTCATAGTTAACATTGCCCCTCGTCACGGCAAGTCTGAACTCATCTCCTACCTCGCTCCGGCGTGGTTTTTAGGTAAATACCCGCATAAAAAGGTCATCATGGCCTCACATACGGCAGATTTGGCAGTCAACTTTGGTCGTAGGGTGCGAAATTTGGTCAATTTAGACAAATACAAGGACATTTTTCCGCAGATTGAGTTGCAACAGGACTCTAAATCTGCATCACGATGGGGGACAAACTTTAATGGCGAATATTTTGCTATCGGTGTCGGTGGTGCTCTTGCTGGTCGCGGCGCTGACTTATTTATTATCGATGATCCCCATAGCGAGCAGGAAGCCAGACAGGGTAGACCAGATGTATTCCTACCTGCGTGGGAATGGTTTCAAAGTGGTCCTTTACAGCGTCTTATGCCTGGAGGCGCTATTATTGTTGTTATGACTCGATGGAGTAAATTAGATTTAACGGGTCAGATAATCAACCATATGGTTCAAAATGACGACGCAGATCAGTGGGAAGTGGTTGAATTTCCTGCGATCCTTCCCTCGGGAACGCCCTTGTGGCCTGAGTTCTGGCCTGTTGAGGAGTTGGAAGCAAAACGGGTTGGAATGGACCCAAGATATTGGCAAGCCCAATATATGCAGAACCCGACTGCCGAGGAAGGTGCATTAATAAAAAGAGAATGGTGGCAGATTTGGGATAATGAGAGACCACCCAATTGTGAGTTTTTGATTATGTCTCTTGACGCAGCACAAGAGGCCAATAATCGTGCCGACTATAATGCACTGACGACTTGGGGAGTCTTTTTTAACGAAGAGACTAATAACTACTGCATTATTCTGCTCAACGCGATCAAAAAGCGCATGGAGTTTCCTGAACTCAAGAAGATGGTCTTTGAGGAGTACAAAGAGTGGGAGCCAGACGCGTTCATTGTGGAGAAAAAATCCAACGGAGCCGCTCTGTACCAAGAGTTGCGGCGCATGGGTGTGCCGGTGTCAGAGTTCACACCGGGCAAAGGGCAGGATAAGATAAGCAGAGTCAACGCAGTATCAGATCTATTTAGTTCAGGGATAGTCTGGGTACCAGATAAGAGATGGGCCAAAGACGTGATTGAAGAGTGCAACGACTTTCCAAGCGGTGCAAACGATGACTTGGTGGACTCGACGACTCAGGCACTTCTTAGATTTAGACAAGGAGGCTTTATCAGGCTACCATCTGATGAGCCAGACGAGGAAAAATACTATAGGCGCAAACAACCTGCCTATTATTAAGGACTAGATTATGGCAATTGATAAAGCATTAAACCAAGCCCCCCTCGGAACCATGATGGGTACTGAGATGGCGCCTCCAGACATGGACTCGGGCATAGAGATTGAGATTGAAGATCCGAAACGAGTTGAGATTGACATGGACGGGCTTGAGATCGTCCTTGAGCCAGGTAAAGAAATAAGTGATGAGTTCAACGCCAACCTCGCAGAAGAGATGGACGACGGGGAGTTGACAGAACTTGCCGGTGACTTGCTTGGGGACTTTCAGTCTGACTTGGACTCCCGCAAAGACTGGATGCAGACATACGTAGATGGTCTTGAGTTGCTGGGCATGAAGCTTGAAGACCGCACAGAACCTTGGCCCGGCGCTTGTGGCATTGTTCACCCCCTGCTGTCTGAGGCTCTGGTTAAGTTCCAGTCCGAGACAATTATGGAGACCTTCCCTGCCGCTGGTCCCGTAAAAACCCAGATTATAGGTAAAGAGACGCAGGAGAAAAAAGAAGCTGCTGTCCGTGTCCGTGATGACATGAACTATCAGTTGACCGAGCGGATGGTCGAGTATCGGCCTGAGCATGAGCGCATGCTCTGGGGTTTGGGTCTAGCTGGTAACGCGTTCAAAAAGGTCTACTACGACCCCAGCCTTGAGCGTCAGGTCTCAGTCTTTGTACCGGCTGAAGACATCGTGGTGCCATACGGCGCATCAAGCCTTGAGACTTCGGAGCGGGTCACACATGTGATGCGTAAAACTCCGAACGAGATGAGAAAACTTCAGGTCGCGGGCTTCTACAGAGATGTGGACATGCCAGACCCACAGGATACGTTCGATGAGGTGGAGAAGAAGATCGCAGAGAAGATGGGGTTCCAAGCAACCTCAGATGATCGTTATAAGGTTATCGAGATGCACGTTGATCTCGACCTACCGGGTTATGAGGATGAGGACGAGAAGGGCGAGCCGACTGGGATTGCGCTACCTTACGTTGTCACTATTGAGAAGCAGACTCAGACGGTCTTAGCAATAAGAAGGAATTGGCACCCAGATGATCCCCTCAAAACAAAACGTAATCATTTTGTTCATTACGGGTATATCCCGGGATTTGGGTTTTATTGTTTTGGGCTTATTCATCTTATTGGCTCTTTTGCCAAGTCTGGTACTTCTATCATCCGCCAGTTGGTGGACGCAGGTACTTTGTCGAATCTTCCCGGAGGATTCAAAACCCGGGGACTGAGGGTCAAAGGCGACGATACCCCGATTGCTCCAGCCGAGTTCCGAGATGTAGATGTGCCCAGTGGCACGATCAAAGACAACATTATGACTCTGCCTTACAAGGAGCCGAGTCAGGTTCTGAATCAGTTGTTGGACAAGATTGTCGATGATGGGCGCCGGTTCGCGGCGATTGCTGACCTCAAGGTCAGTGATATGTCTGCTCAAAGCCCAGTCGGTACAACGCTGGCAATTCTTGAGCGCATGCTCAAGGTGATGAGTGCCGTTCAGGCACGGATTCACTACTCGATGAAGCAGGAGTTCAAACTCCTCAAGGCGATCATTCGTGACTACACCCCAGAGGACTACTCATATGAGCCAGTCGAAGGCGAGAGATCAGTCAAGCAGTCAGACTATGACCAAGTTGATGTCATCCCTGTATCAGACCCTAACGCGGCTACGATGTCGCAGAAGGTGGTCCAGTATCAAGCGGTACTACAGTTAGCCCAAGGTGCTCCCCAGCTTTATGACATGCCCATGCTGCACCGTCAGATGCTTGAAGTCCTTGGGATTAGAAACGCTGAGAAGTTGATCCCGATGCCGGAGGATCAGAAGCCACGTGATCCCATAAGTGAGAACATGGCTGTCATTACAGGTAAGCCCGTCAAGGCGTTTATCTATCAAGACCACGAAGCCCACATCCGTGTCCACATGGCAGGGATGCAGGACCCCAAAATTGCCGCGCTCATTGGTCAAAACCCGATGGCACAGCAGATTCAGGCAGCAATGATGGCTCACATCAACGAGCACATAGCGTTTGAATATCGTCGTCAGATGGAGAAAGAGATTGGCGCTCAACTGCCAGCCCCCAACCAAGAAATGCCAGAAGAGTTGGAGATCGCCGTCTCCCGGCTTGCGGCAAGGGGAGCAGAACAGTTGCTTCAGAAAGATCAGGCTGAAATGGCTCAACAGCAGGCTCAGGCTGAGATGCAGAATCCGCTCACGCAGATCCAGATGCAAGAACTTCAGATCAAACAAGCTGAAGTCGAGCGTAAAAAGCAGAAAGACATCATGGATGCGGCAGCTAGAGCCGATCAGCTTGAGATCGAGCGTATGCGGGTTGAGAAACAGGCTGAAATCGACGGAGCGAAACTTGGCGTTCAAATTGCCAAATCTCGTGCCGAAGGTGCAGCCAAAAACGAGGCCGAGGGCATAAAACTCGGGCTTGAGATGGGAAGGGTATTACGTGAAGCAAAACAACCAAAGAAGGAGAGTAGATGAACGATGAACTACTTAAGTATCTTTCAAAGCAGATACAAGAGGAAATAGCTGTCATTAAAGATGATTTAGCTATGGGCAAGGCCAAAGACCACGGCGACTACAAACATGCATGTGGACTCGTCCGTGGTTTGCTTATGGCAAATAATATTTTAATAGAAACCTCAGAAAGGATGAAAAAAGACGATGAATGAGATCCTGATCGGCACAAACCCCGATGATCTAGATGCAACAACGGTATTGCCTGAAACCGCAGAAGAAAAGGCTAGACAAGTACCAGACCCATCGGGATACAGAATCCTGTGCGGTATTCCTCAAATAGATGATACGTACGAAAGCGGCATTGTTAAAGCTGACACCACCATGCACTATGAAGAACTCCTTACAACAGTTCTTTTTGTGATGAAGATGGGTCCGGATTGCTACAAAG